ACTCTATATAGGTTTCACAACCTATATAGAGTTCCATTTGATTTAGATATTGTCCGCTTAGCACCGGACCATGCTTTTTCTTTATTTTATTGAATACTTACATTCTGAATAAGTATAGTAGTCTCCTCTCAGGTTATTACTACCCTGTTTGGAGTGTCTACTTTATTCCTAATAAGTTTCACCCCTTATTAGTTATGTTTGAGTTTTTAGTGTCTATAAGCACCTTGGTTTTAGGTTCTTCGACCCTATTGCCAATGAGTAGCTTACCTAAGTATACGTTTTTTCGAAACCGTATATATGCTTACTGTATTCATTATTATATATTTTATCTCGTTGATAGAGAATTATCGAGAATAAGAGAGTTTGCTAAACTCTTAAATCGTCAATTTGGCGCAGTTTTATATTTCTACTGTTAAAAATATTAACCAATTTTATTATTGCTTCAACGGTAAATTTGTACTTGATTAAAGTCAGGAGTACATTACCCGTGTTTAGCTTACGATTTACGAATTTAATTAAATTGGAAATTTGATTGTAATGATTTAGATTTGACAATTCAATTGCTTAGAAGAATCCCACTTTATTAATATGTTTCATCTATTATAGATGCACTCGCATAAGACGAGTAAACGCATCTTAGATGTGTAACTATTATTGAAGAATAATTGGTCTTCTGGATTTTGATTAATGCAACGTACCGCATGTTATAGATCCCAATACTCTTCAAAGTACCCTTAGTTTCAGCACGTACCAGCGTGTAGGGAGTTGCTTCCCGTGATTTATATAAGGCTATGCTTTGAGATGAGGCATTTAGATTGATAATTTCAACTTTTTATTTATTTACGTGATTGTTATTTTTAGCTTTTTAAGTTACTGATATTAACCCTTTTCTTTTAATTATGTTTAATTACAACTGTTCAGGAGAAATAATCACAAATGCAACACAAGGGTTCTGGTTATTAGCAGTAGTGCTAATAATTTCAGTTGTGTATTATTTTATGCACATAAACGCTATCACTTTGCTTTCCCAATCGGGAAAAGCAGAGCGTATCGCAAGATTTGAGTCGAAGAAGAAGAAGGATCGCAAAGCCAAAGAGCGCAAAGCGATTTCTTCTCAACAGAAACTTAATTATATTGCAGAATGCAAGAAACATTCTGCGAAAAACAACAACAAGAAACAAATTTCGAATAGGAAATGTCTTGACTCTCAATCAGGGGAGGGAGACGTACATAAACGAGATTATTTAAATGAGTTTGTAACCTTTTATGCAAAACTCTTTAAATGTTTTGGTCTTTGTCTTTTTTGGTTTACAGCTAGTTTGGCATTTAACCTTATGGTAAGGTTTATGGTTGCCGCAGTTAAAAATCCGAAATTGAAGAGATGGGCGGATGATTTAGGTATCCCAGATTTGGCTAACCCCAAAACTACATATGGATATGTTTATTCTCCGTTCAAGGAAGCAAAGGATTATTTTAATAATTTTATGTCTTCTCAATCAGGTGAAAATTTGGATGAAGAAGATTCAGAGAAATTTAAAGAATTCTTTGGCAAGAGCAAGAAGTGGCTTGTTGAAATTTATGAGTTTATCACATCGAAGATTGATTTCGATTTTGATAAACATTATACCACTTTAGGATATTTACGAGCGTGTAAATTAATTAAACAATTAATTTTGATTTTTGACATTTTGGTCTCATTGGAAATTTTAGAAAATTTTTCAATTGAGATTAAAGGACATAAGATCTTTACACCTAGTAAATTAGGAAAGAAAACTAAACCATTTGATTTATTAGATGCATGTTATGAATTTTGTTCCTTATTTGTAAAAGCTTGTCGAGCCTTTCCCGAAAAAGGTTTTAAAGCTTTTTACGAGGATGCCATTAATGGTGTCTTTGAGGAAGATTATGCATATGTTTTAGCAAGTTATATCTTGTTTGAGACAGGCAAAAATTGTGATGTCGATGATATTAAAGAATACGATTTACGTTTACAGAGGGCTATTGATACAGCTACAACTAGTATTAAAGCCAATTCTGAAAAAGCTTATTATACTCCCAAATTGAAGGAGTTGAAAATTTTACAAGCAAAACGTATTGCCTCGCAGAAAGATTTTATTAGGATGAAACCTTATGGAATTCTTTTGTTTGGTGGATCGTCGGTAGGAAAATCGTCGATAGCAAATGCTGTCACACGTTATATTTTAAAGGTCAATGGTTTTCGCGCATCATCTGATTCTGTTGTAGTTTTGAATGAGGCTGATAAATTTCAGTCTGAATTCCGAACACATCATACAGGAGTTATATTAGATGATTTATGTAATAGTACTGTCGAGACTACGGAAGGAAATCCGCTATTAAAGGTTATTCAATTCATTAATAATTCTCCGCAAGCTGCGTTAAATCCAAATGCTGATTTGAAAGGGAATATTATGATTGAGCCTAGGGTTGTATTAGCTACTACAAATGTAAAAGATTTGAATGCTAGTCACTACTCTAATGAGCCTTTATCGATTGCCCGTCGTTTTGATATTACTGTCACACAAACAGTGAGAAAGGAGTATCAATTATCAGATTCTGTTATGCTTGATTCTGCTAAGGTCGAAAGAGATTTTACAGGAATTGCATATCCAGATTTTGCGCAATTTACGTTGGAAAGACCTATTTTGCATTCTGGTAATATTCGCCAAGGAACCAGTAATAAGGAACGTGTTACTTATGTACCCATAGTATTTAAGGGTAAGGAGATGTGTAACGTAAGTTTGCGTGAATTTCTTGAATATTTGCAGGTAAATACTGCGAAACATTTTAGAGAACAACGTAACTTTGTTGAGACTCAGCGTAGTAATGTTGATGTTCAGTTGGATGACCTAGGTTTTCCAATTGATATTGATAGAGTTAATGATACTCTCGATTCCGAATTTGGACTTCTTGATAGTGTATTTCAAAAGTATTATGATTTGGAAACATTAATTTTCAAGAAATTGAGTGAGTTAGTATTTGTTATTTTAAGTACTAAATTATGTCGGAATTGGATTATTGGTAAATATTGTGTTGACCTTTGTGTCAAGGCAATTTTTATGTATACAATTTGTTTTATGTGTATTACACACCATCCGAGAATATTTGTTGTATTATTATTAACCGTTCAGATTCAACAATGGTTGTTTTATAAGGTGTTGTGTTATGTAGTAAAATACAAGATACAGCGTATGAAGAAACCTAGCGATTATTTAAAGGAAATGACCATGTTCGATAGAGCGAGATTTATTTCTTTACTTGGTGGTGTATCTGCTATGACCATGATTGGTTCTATCATTAAATTAATTTATGATATGTTAACATCAGAGGCGGCAGAATATATGCGACCAAGTATAGATATTAATGAGAAGAAAAAGGAGCAATCAGCCACAGAATTTTGGGATGAACATTCGCGTTATAAGCGATTTACGTTCAATCCTAGGATTTTGGGCACTGCTCGTTGTTCTACACCAGATCAATTAGCTGGTATGGTTAGTAGAAGGATTATGATGATTCATATTAAATTGAATAACGGTAAGACAAGATTTTGTAATTGTCTGCCAATTCGAGGTAATATTGCATTAATTCCTTCTCATGTAGTACCTGATTATAATGCGGAAGCATTGATTACTAAGCCGGGAGCCAATCCCAAGCATGTTAGTATATCGATGCAATCTTGCTATAGGATACCCAATACAGACATTTGTGTTTGGTATATTCCTGAGCTTGGTGATCAACGTGATTTAACTGCATATTTTCCGGGATACATTGCACATGGCAAGCAAATTGTTGGCGAGATGGTGTATAATGACCAAGGTGAAATTAAAGTTTACCAAAAGTTATTGGGTACACGTACGACCAACAGAACTACGCTAGGTGGATCATTTGAATCACTTAGTTATTATTTTCCAGAGCAAACTTTCCAAGGTTTGTGTATGGCAACATTTGTAGGTCGTGATAATAAGGACATGCCGTTTATTGGTGGATTCCATTTAGGCGGAAAGAACCATACAGCAGCAGCTGGCTTTATTACACGGGATCAAGTCTTGGATGCAATTGATAATATTGCTAAAAGACCTTCAGTGTTACCTTCACATGCCGGACAGGCTTTTGATACAACGATTGGAGATATTGATGTTGGTCCATTACAAGAACCACATGAATTGTGCGTTACTAGAAAATTAGAAAGTGATGCGCGGTGTATTGTATATGGAGCACATAATAGACCCAGTTCAACACCAAAATCCGAAGTAAGAGTTTCTTCGATTTCACACAAAGTACATGAGCATTTAGGCTTAGAAAGAATACATGATAAACCCCATTTGATGAGGGATGTTATGCATAAAGAAGTGGATATCGAAAACAAAACACATACTGCGTATAGGTTTGATGCTGCGTTGATTGATAAGGCTGTCGTAGATTTTAATTCAACTTTGACTTCTAAATTGAAGAATAAGTTGCGCAATCTCGGCAAATTGGATGATGATGTTGTCCTTGCAGGTTTAGACGGAGTTACTGGCATTAATGCTATGAATTTCGCCACGGCTTGCGGATTTCCATTATCTGGACCTAAGACAACTCTTGTCAGTAAGTCTGATAGAATTGTTGAAGGAATTTCATGCCCTAGAGATATTGATCCAAAAGTTTTGGAGGAGATTAAGAAACTCGAAGAAACTTTGTTGGATGGAAACCGAATTAACACTGTTTTTAAAGCTTCATTAAAGGATGAGCCAACTAAGATTGGTAAAACAAAAGTTCGTGTATTCGCTGGATGTAATATTTATTTTATTATGTTAGTCAGGAAATATTTCCTGTCGATTTCAGCCTTTATGCAACAGAATAAAGAAGTTTTTGAATGTGCTGTCGGTTTAAATGTAGAATCGCCTGAGTGGACTAAGATGATGAAACATGTTTATAAACATGGAGTAGATAGAGTAGTTGCAGGTGATTATAAGTCTTTTGATGGACGTATGTCTCCAAGATTTATGTTGGCGAGTTTTAAGATTTTAATTAATCTTGCTGAATTGAGTGGTAATTATGATGCTGACGATTTAACTGTCATGCGTGGTATTGCTACTGAAATCAGTTCACCAACTTACGATTATTTTGGAACATTAGTACAATTTTATGGATCTAATCCTTCGGGACATCCATTGACTGTTGTTACCAATTCATTAGTTAATAGTTTATATATGCGTTATGTATATTATAAAATTGCACAAGAAGAAAGATGGTGGAAAACGCCATTATTTTCTGAAGTTGTTGCTCTATTGACTTATGGAGATGATAACATCATGTCTGTAAAGACTGGTTATGATGCATACAATCATACCAATATTGCTCGTGTTTTAGCTGAGTGTGATATTACATACACGATGGCTGATAAAGAGGCTGAATCTGTTCCATTTATACATGGTTCTGAAGCAGGTTTCTTAAAACATAATGCAGTATGGGATGATGAATTGCAACTATACCGTGCAGTTATTGAGGAGAGTTCGATATCTAAGATGCTCCATGCACATGGAAAATCACAGATTTCGGAAGAACTCCACGCTGCCTGCACAATAAAGGATGCCTTGGATAAGTACGCACATTTCGGACGTGAGAAATACACAGAGAGATGCGCGCAACTTAAACAAGTAGCAGACGAATGTAATCTCGCAGGACTTGTAGGGTCGTTCCCGACTTATCAGGAACAACTTTTAAAGTATTGTGAGAAATACGAATGGGACGAAAACCCATACCCACCCTCGAAAGAGGAGTAGGGTAAATTTTCGAAATGTGAAATTGCGTTGGTTACATGCAATAAAAACCAAAGAACCCAAATGAGGTAGTTACGAATTTGCATTTAGTATCTTCCAAACTAATTGTATATTACGAAAACTTATTTGTCTTGAACCTCCCCCGAGAGGTACCATTATTTAGTGGAGTAGTTTGAAACTACAATAAGAGAAGCTCTGATTCAGGTGTGTTGATGCATACACTTGTTTTAAATATAATTATCGCATTACTAGTATTACACAATATCCAAATGCATTGGATTTAAGTATGCATAATGGGGTGATCCAGTCCCCTTATACACTGGAAACGGCGTTGGTGCGTATTCACCAACTAGAACATGATGTCGCACGAAAGTACGGACACAGTAGAAAACTTAAACGCAAAATTGCTGAGTTGCAATCGGAGATTAATAAATATAAAGAACCGATTTTGCCTTCTCAATCTGCTACTATGAATGTCAGCATGGCTGATGACACCGCGAAAGCGGAGATCACAACTTTTGCTGATGAATCTGCCGGTTGGAATACCACGGTACCCACCGCACCAGATGCAACATTTAATTTGGCAAATAATAATGATAGCGATTTGGGTAATTTTCTGTGCCGTCCAATTAATGTGGCAACATATCAATGGGCTATTGACACTCCGTTATACGAGACGTTGAACCCATGGACAGCTTATTTAACTAATCCTTTTATTCGGGATAAGATAGCTAATTTTGAACTTTTACGTATGAATTTACACATGAAGGTTTTGATTAGTGGGACACCATTTCATTATGGCAGAGCTTTAGTATCATATAATCCATTAAGCGGATTTGACCAAGTCACAATTGAACGTGGTCTTGGTGGTGCTTTAGATGCCGATTTGGTTGGAGCTTCTCAGAAGCCCCATATCTTTCTCAACCCAACTTTGAATACAGGTGGAGTTTTGGAAATTCCTTATTTTTATAAAGAGAATTACATTCCATTAACAAAGGCGGGTGTTACAGATGGTTTAGGAGAAATTGTATTCCGATCTTTTGGAAATTTAAGGCACACTGATGTAGGTAATCCAGTGACCATTAATGTATATTTGTGGGCAACTGATGTTACTTTGACAATGCCAACTTCCCAGGATCTTCCTGCTTTGCCTTCTCAGTCTGGAACCATGAATTCAGGCGATGAGTATGGTCAAGGAATCATCTCCAAACCAGCTTCTGCTGTTGCAAAAGCAGCAGGGATGTTAAAAAGCATACCACTTATTCGACCTTATGCACGCGCTACAGAAATAGTAGCTACCGGTGTAGGTGATGTGGCACGATTATTTGGTTATAGCAGACCAGCTGTAATCACAGATCCAGTAATTATGAAGCCAGTACCATTAGGTAATGTTGCTAATATAGACGCTGCTGATCCTGTAAATAAACTATCATTGGATTCCAAGAATGAAGTTACTGTTGACCCTAGGGTTACAGGGCTTGAAGGTAAGGATGAGATGGCAGTGCTAGACTATGTTAAGAGAGAGTCTTATTTGACTACTTTTAATTGGACTAGTGATGCCGCACCTGGTGATATGTTATTTAATTGTCGTGTAGCTCCTGATCTTTTTAGATCTGTGAATTACACTACACCAACACTTAGGAGGGAGTTACATATGATTCCTGCATGTCATATGGCACAATTATTTAAATATTGGCAAGGTTCAATTAAATTTAGATTTCAAGTTGTTAAATCAGCTTATCATAAAGGACGTATGTTGGTAAGATATGATCCCCGTAGTTTAGGTGCTACTGTGGATTATAATACCAATTATTCTCGTGTTATTGATATAGCTGAGGCAGAAGATTTTGAGATTACTATTGGTTGGGGCCAACACCAGCCTTGGTTAGAGTGTGAGGAACTTGACACCTCTGCTAATTTTTCGCCCACTACTAGATTGAACGAATTATTTATGCGAGCAGCCAATGGAGTTATTGAATTAGACGTCATTAATGAACTAGTTTCTCCTTCCGCGAGTTCTGATATTTCCATTAATGTTTATGTGTCTATGTGTGATGATGCTAAATTTGCTCAACCAGATGGTGAGAAAATTAAGAATTTAACATATTTTAGACATCCAAACGAGGCACCAGCAGGTGACCCTCAACCTTTGACTTCACAAAGTGGAATAGTGGAACAGGATGGAATTGATGAGCCGCTCGCAGCTACTCAATTAGAAACAATTGCGAGCGAATCTGCGCCAGCAGATCAAACAATGAACGTTTTCTTTGGAGAGAACGTCACAAGTATTAGAGAATTAGCCAAAAGATATGTTCTCACTCGATATTGGAGTGTAGTTTACGAATCTTCTGGTGCAATCAATATAGCTAGATTACAGAATAAAGTGTTTCCGTACCAGCATGGATATGATCCTGGTGGTATCGATAATGAAACTCATGGAGTATATACACATAGTTCCATGAACCCTATTAGTTTTTTCCAAGCATGTTACGCTGGATATAGGGGTTCTGTAAGACATAAGTATTTGTATCATACACCTGGTAATATGGGTTTACCAGTTGTAGAACGAGAAAATTATTCACCTAATACTGCAGGAGTGTGGTCAATTACACCGTTGCCAGTCACGGGCAACAATGCCGCAAACCTTACTGCAAATTTTACCAATACTTCTTGGCAAGGTGCTGCAGGAACAGGAACAATGATTAATAATGGTGTGGAAGTCGAATTTCCCTTTTATAATAAAGGAAGGATTGGATATTCCAGACTTATTAAGGCACAAGATTTAGATTGTCCATCAACCAGTACGTGGTTTACTACCGGATTAGACAACTTTATCAAACCTTCCACCCTTGAAAAGATTGCATTTCAGCAATGGACTGCAGCCGGGGAGGATTTCTCATTGTATTTCTTTACCGGAGTACCGATTATGTATCAGTACCGGGAAGTATAAATAAACCCTGACGGAGACGTCATTAAACATCATCAGACTTTCTGTCACGTTGGACGGAAGGAATCACCTGGGTGACTCAGGTGTGCGCTGAATCTTAGGATAGTCAGTGTCGGGCTTAGCCCTCTTTATAGTTTAGATTGAACTTGAAAGGGCTTTGCCCAATCAAGATGTAGGTCACAACTTTAAGAGTCAGTTGAGCCTGGAAGAAAGTTATCGTCACTTAGTGTGTTTTTATCGAAAGATTTCACACTATGCGGGGATAGCTTAACGAGCAAAAGTAAAACTTTGTTCCAGGTCATCTCTGCAAAAAAAAAAAAAAAAAAAAAA